AACGTGTGGGCACTGACGTCGGGGTCGCCACGCTGGTAGCGAACCTAAAACGATTCAAGGTCGACAAGCCGATTTTTCAGAAACGCACTCAGGTCGATGGGCCTGCGAACGTGACTGAATACTCTGGCCAGTCAACGCCTGCGGACAGTGATGTCGTTTCCATGCCGGCGGCGCGCCGACAGAACCGGGCCCCTGCCGTGGACGACCTCGGCGACGGTGAAATCAACGAGCTCGACGTGTTGCACAAGCAGATTCGCTATCAGCAGGAGCGGATCAACATGCACATGCAGCTCGAACGCGAGACCCAGTTCCCGACCAAGCAAGGCTCGGCCGATCTGGATCTCATGGCAAGGCTCTGTGTCCGCGCACACGACGTTCGGATGGACCGGGGCAAGGATGTGTCAACCGAACTCGAAAGCGTCCGTCCGGAGCTCAGAGCACGTGTGAGTGAGAGGTACGGCGAAGAGTTGGCGCAGACAGTGGAGAATCCTGAGGCGTCCGCAAAAGTGCTGTCGCTCTACAGTCAGCTGACCAAACGAGCCGCCGAATTGGCAGGAGGACCGCGAGCCGATCTAGGCTAGTCGTGGGTGGCGATTAGATACGAACAGGGCCGGCATTGTTCGGTTCGAACGGCCGAGGAAGAAGATCAGCTGATCGCGGAGCAGATTCAGAACCTGTCGCCGGAGGAACGAAAGTATCTCGATGTCATCATTGCGGATCGAGGCCTGCCTGGCGCGAGTGGCCCCGGCAAGCCGAATTTGCAGGCTGAAAACTTTGGCATTGAGTCTGTATATCGATGGCAGCCCGTGTCGATGGAGGAATTTCTCTTCGACGAATATTATCTCGGGGCCTCGACGACGACGCTATACGACGCGTGGGCCTCGGATCTCGAAGAGCTGTTTTCGACGTCAGGTATTCGGGAGGTAATTCTTGCCGGAAGCATTGGCATTGGCAAGACTCTCGTCGGTTCGATCTCGGTGTGCCGGATCCTCTACGAGCTCAGTTGCCTGAGCAACCCTCAGCTCACGTTTGGACTCGGCCCAGGATCGGAGATGGTCGTCTCGACGATTTCGAAGAGTCTCTATCTGGCGAGGACGGTCCTGAAAACGGCGGTCGAGGAAAAGCTCAAGCTCAGTCCATATTTCATGGAAAACTTTGCGCCGTTGAACGGCTTCGGCGGAGAACACACGAAATTCCCGATGTCGCTCAACTTGGCCATCGGAAGTTTTCAGTCCGATCGCGTGCTGGGCCAAAATGTGTTCGCCGGGATCATGGACGAGGCCAACTTCGCCGATCCGACAAAGAAACGGCAGATCGGCACCGGGGGCACGGGCCAGCGAGGCGTCGCAATGTACGATCGCGCCGAGAAAGTATTCGCTGGGCTCGTGCGTCGGATTAAGTCGAGGTTTCAGAAAGCGGGCGGAGATTTTCCGGGCTTCATGATTTTGCTCAGCTCGGCGAATACTATCGGCGGGTTCATCGATCGCCGGATCAAAGAAGCGTACGACGACCCGTCGGTATTTGTCCGCGAGTACGCGCAGTGGGACGTCCGGCCGAAACGCTACTACACCGGCATCAAGTTCAAGGTGATCATCGGGTCGACGGCGATGCGCAGCCAGATCGTGCATCCCGACGATGCCGATGAGATTGACGCCGAGTGGGTGGAGCAACAAGGCGGATCGGTCATCGATGTGCCGATGGAATATTGGTCGGACTTCGAGCGCGACCTCGAGGGTTCGATTCGAGATATTGCGGGAATTAATACCTCGGCGATTTGCCCCTATTTTTCGCGGACCGAGACGATCAAAGCCTGTCGCTCACCGCTGCTGTCCCATCCGTTCACGGTGCAGGTGTATCGGTATGGCAGCCCTGGATCATTCATGTGGTCTCGGATGGTCGACAAAAAGACCAGGACGCTCAAGGGTCAATTCGAAGAAGAATATTCGATCCCGAAATTGAATCCTGCATGTTTTCGCTGGATCCACATCGACGCTGCTCTGTCGGGCGATTGCCTCGGAATTGCGATGGGTCATTGCGATCGCATGGTCGAGGTGACTCGGCGCAACGAGGACGGCGAGGAATTCAGCGACATCGCGCCGAATATCATCATGGACTTGGTGCTGCGAGTGCAGCCGCCCAACGGTGAGCAGATTTTCTTGGCCGACATTCGCAGGCTCATCTACGAGCTGCATGCGCACGGGTTTCCGATTGTTGGGGTGTCGATGGATCAGTTCCAGTCGGCAGATTCGCTCCAGCAGTTCAAAGCTCGTGGTTTGAACTCGAAGCTGATCTCGGTCGACCGCACCACGGAAGCATATGACGGCTTGCGAGCTGCGATGTACGAGAAACGATTCTGGATCTACGAGTACACCCCGTTCGAGACAGAGCTCATGGCTCTCGAATATGACCCCGACAAGGGCAAAATTGACCACCCCGTAGGCGGCCAGAAAGATGTGGCAGATGCCGTCGCCGGGGTCGTACAGGGGCTCACGGAGCTTGTCCGTAGACTGCCGATCGCGGGTCCCGGGGTCGATAAGGCGAAGCCGGCCGACAACGAAATGGGCTGGGTGAATCCCGGAGGATTGATCCCGGTGGACGACGATTTCGACATTGACAGCGTTCGAGAGGAGTATGGAGACGACGAAGAGTTCAGCGGAGTAGGACTCTTTCCAATCATCTAGGCCATGGGTATCGCAGCAAACGTCACGGGCAAGATTGCCCGGTACTTCCAGCAGGACAAGGAATCCGCTGGGACCGACCTAAAACGCGGGACGGACTACTCGCGTGTGCCGGTCTCTGGCGCGGAGACGGCGGGGTACCACCAGCTCAACGATGAGCTGCGGCTCGACAACGATCTCATGGCTCGCTACGTCGACTATGAGAACATCGGCGAGTACGGCGAGGCATCGGCGGCTCTCGACGTGTACGCGGACGACGCGACCACCAAGGACATGACGCGTGGTGCGGCGATCTGGGTCAACACGAAGGACGCGGTGATCAAGGCGATCGTCGATGACTTGCTCTACAAGCGATTGCGCGTCGAGGAAGACCTCTGGCCTGCAACTCGCGTGCTGTGCTTGTACGGCAATCTGATGGCCGAGGTGCTCGCGTCGGACAAAGGGGTTGTGGGCCTCAACTACTTGCCGTCCCCCACCGTGCGTCGCGCGGAGACAAAACGCGGCGACTTGATCGGTTTCGTTCAGGACATTCGCGGGCAGTTCAACATTTCGAACGAAGACGTCGCTCGCGCTGTGAAGGGCTTGGCCAAAGGCAAAAACTCCAGCAACGAGAGAGAGTCGCCCCGCGCCTATGGCCACATTTCTTCAGAGGCCGGCTATCACCCGAAGTCGGAGGAAGTGACGGTTTTCCAACCGTGGGAGATGGTCCACTGGCGTCTCAACACCAAGCACGTCCGGTCACCGTACGGCCAAAGCGTCCTGGAGCCCGCGAGATGGATTTTTCCGCGGCTGGCGATGTTCGAGGATTCGGCGTTGCTCTACAGGCTGACGAGGAGCCCAGCGCGCTACGCCTACTATGTCGACGTCGGCGAGTTGCCGCCTGGACAGGCGATGGCATACGTCGAGTCGGTCAAGCGAAAATACAAGAAACAGCAGCGCTGGAATCCGTCGAAAGGTGTCATGGGGCTTCGAAACAGTCCCATGGGGATGAACGAAGACCTCTGGCTCCCGATGCGCGGCGGCCAGGAGTCGACCCGTGTCGATGTTTTGTCCGGGCCGGACTACCAGGTCATCGATGACCTGCAATATTTTCGAGACAAATTCTTCTCTGCAATCCGGGTTCCGCGGGCCTACTTGGGCTTCGAGGCCGACTCAAGCCGGCAGTCCCTGAGCAATATCGACGTCAGGTTTGCCAAGGCGATCATGCGGATCCAGCAGCAGCTCGTAGCCGGTTTCGAGCAGGTCGTGCGCACACACTTGGCGATTCTGGGGATCGATCCCGACGTTGCCGAGTGGTCGCTCGAGATGAAGCTCCCCTCTCACATCTTCGAACTGGCCCAGATCGAGCTCATGGGTGCGAAGATGGATGTCGCCGAGCGGATGCGCGAATGGACGCCGCGACCATGGATTCTCGAACGGATTCTCGGATTCTCTGCAGATCAGGCCCAACTACTCGTTCAGGCCAAGGATGACGAAGACGACACTCGCTCCAAGGAGGTTGCGTCGACCCAGCAGGATATTGCGGAAAAATTCCCGCTATCCGTGGGCATGGAGGATGAGAATGCCCCCGGAGCGGGTGCCGAAGGCGAGCCCAGTGCTGAAGCTGTGCGAGAGTCGGTCAAGGGCGCGTTGGACCGGTTGGAGAAACGGATCGATGCAAAGGACGGCAAGATGACGCAACGACTTGAGGAGCTATCTAAACCCGTGAAGGACATGCAACGTGACATTCGAATGTCACGGATCCAGCAAAAGCCAGGGCTGCGGAGGGTTAGCTGATGTTCATTGATCAGGATGACCTAGCAGGACTCGTGCGCGGCAGCGCAGAGTCGTTCATGGCCAGCGTGCTGCAGAAGGCCGAATCGGCAACCGGCGAAGAGATATCTGTTTTTGCGACTCATCAAACCGAGGCTTACGGCGTGGCCGGGGACCGGGTTGTGAAACTGACGTGGTGCAAGGCCGGAGCCGGAGAACTGTCTGTCAAGGTCGAGGATGCCGAGGTTGGTGTCTATCGGGGCGAGGAGACCGACCAGTTCTGGGCGAAAGAGCTGGCCGAAGTCCGCAATGCTCTGTGTGGCGACGGAGAGCTGACCAATATAACTCGCAATCGACTGCGAGTCTTGGCCATGCGGCTGGATAAATCCCGTTCGTATTGGGCGTCAGATGCGTTCGAGAGCGTGCGGTCGCTACCTGAGAACCGTAGCTCGTGGTCGCTGGCACATCGTGAATTGGGCGAGGCCATCGCCAAGGCCGGGATCGATCGCGTTGTGTTGGCGAAGAAGGTGCCTTCCACGCCCTACGCACGAATCCCGTCGGCTCGGTTGCATCTGTTCGCTGAGGAGCTTCGGCAATCAGTGTCGGAACTGCAGACGTTGCTGGCCACAGTCCGGTCGAGCGTCGCGGAGATGGTGTTCGATGGTCGCAAGGCTCGCTCGTTCGATGCCGCCGAAATTGCAAGTTCAATGGTCGAGGAACTCGACCTGTGGACCAGCCAGAGCGCTGTGGCAATACGGATGGCGAAGTCGAGAGACCTATTTGGACTCGCCGAGTTCCATGACATTTTTGCCGGGCAACTTCGAGCGATGTTAGTCATGGAACAGTATCTAGGCTCCACTACTTTGAAGGGACCAATCCAATGAACCGCAATCAACAGGTAGCAAATATGAATCTCGCGGAGGATCTTGCGGCTGCGGGGCTAAAGTTTGCTCCGTCCGAGCTCATGAACATGGCGAACAACGACTATCAGTCCAGCATGGCAATCGCTGGTCTGGGAGTTCGTCATCGTGAGCAGCGGCTTGGCGCATTGACCGAGCAGACTGAGCCCGGCTCCAGTGCTCAGGACCCGATCGATGGTCCCTACGTGACTCGGGCATTGATGACTCGAATCCTTGATCTGCCCCTTGGGAGGCTCTCAGAGGATGATTTCGACGCTTTGATCGAGCAGTTCGGCGCCAAGCAAGTGCCGGAAGGCGACGACGACCTGGGCAACTTGGCAGAGGCGGTCATGCATGAGCTGCATGAGGCGAAGCGAGTCGCCCGACGCATGCAGGCCGGCAAGGTCACGCGAACGAAAAAGCAGACTGCGAAGTCGCGTCTGCGAGGCAAAAAGTATCGTCGCAAGCCTCAGGCTGCGAAGGCCAAGCGCAAGCGGGACACCAAGATGGCCGCGGGCAAGATTGGCCAAGGGATGATCAAGACCGCACGCCGGCAAGGCAGCGGAAAGGGAGATATCGTGCAACAGGCAAAGAACCGAAAGAAGAATCGTGGCGGTGGTGCCCGGCGGAACGAATCGCAGCTGGCCACCGAGCTTCAGTCACTCCTGGACGAGAGCTCGACTGTCGTCACTCCGTTCGCAGCCGTTAGCGAACGCATCGACCGTATCTTCGCTCTGATCGCGGAGATGGTCGACGATGATGGGACCTCAGAGGTGCTTGAGCAGGCGTGGACTGCTTTCTCTGAGTCCCTCACTGAGGATCAAGACGAGGGCGAGTTCATGGAGGCCTGCGTGCCGTGTCTGAAGTTGATCAAGCATTGTCTGGCCGAGATGGACCTGGCCGATGACGACGATGACGACGACGATGATGGAGACGAAGGCCCAAACTAGCTGATGCCTGCGATGAGGGCAGGCAGAAGCTCCCAACTGCATACCGTTCGGGCCGTCTCGCGGCGGCTGGCCTCGACTCGATCAAGAAGGATCTCCATCCCGACGGTCGAAAGACCAAACGAACGGTAAGCAGACGGATCAAGCGCAAGCTCTCAATTGGTCACACAAACAACGACCGCACCGAGTACAAGCCCAGCACGAAACGATACTGATATGAACAGCGCTAGTTGGATCATCGAGGAAATTGGAATGACCCAGTTTGATGTCTTAGACGAGGCAGCGAACAGCGGGAAGGTGGTGATCCGTGGTGAGTTCGGTCGGGTCGACGTCCCGACGCAGAACGGACGCGTCTATTCACGTCGTCTCATGGAACGAGAGTTCGATCGTCTGAGCGCGGGGATCAAAGCCCGCTCGGTGTACGGAGAATTAGACCACCCCTCGGATGGCAGAACGAAGTTCGCCAGGGTCAGCCACTTGATCACGAGCCTGAAGATCGAGGACGACGGGCGGATCGTTGGTGAGGCCGAGTTGCTGGATACCCCCGCCGGTCGGATCATGAAAACGATCGCCAAGGCTCGGGGCTCGATGGGTGTCAGCTCGCGTGGCTTCGGCTCGACGACCCCGCGCCAGGATGGCGCAACAGACGTCTCGGAAGATTTTCGGCTCAAAACTTTCGACGCTGTGGTTGACCCGGCCTGCTCGACGGCTCGCCCGAACGTGTTTCAGGAGTCGTTGCAGGAGTCCGACGAGTTGGACGCGAGTTTCCGGCAGCTCTACCCGACGCTGGCAGCTCAGATTGACGAGGACGTGCGCAAGGATGAGATGCGCAAGTCCCACGAAACAGCGGCCGGTGCCGTGGATGACGTTCTCGAAAAGCAGCGAGAGACCCTTGAGTCCGCGCTGTCTGAGCGTTTCGAGCGCAAGCTGGTCGAGGCCCTGGTTGCAGTCCGCGAGCACGTTGTCGAGGAAATGCAGGAGAGCATGGCCTCTGACCCCAAGCATGGCGGCGCTGTGGCGCTACTGGGGCGTGTGGCGGACCTGTGCCGGTCATTCTCCCCCACCGAGGACCAGCAGGCGATACAGGACGCGATGAGGGCCAAGGATCGACAGATCGCCCGGCTTCAGGAGCAGCGCGAGAAATGGTCGACCCTCGCACGAGATGCGGGCATGAAGGTCT